CTATAAAGCCATTAAAAGTTCTTTATGTAGGAGATTTAAACCAGCTCTCACCAGTTGATGGACCTCCTGCAGTATATCCCCACGAACCATTTTGGGAGAAGCTTACAACTATACATAGGTCTACATCGGATATCTCTAAACCACTTTCTGAGTTAGTAGATATGATAGAAGGTAATAAACCTATGAGTTACTTAGAACCTACAGAGTCATTTCTTAGGAACCAAGATATAGATAAGCTATACAAATCAGATACAGTAAGTGATAAGATAATGTTATGTTTCACCAACAAAGCTGTAGAGGACCACAACATAGCTATTCAAGGTTATAAGAGACCTAAGGTAGGAGATACATTATATTGTCCGAGCTTAAAGAAGATGGTTATATTAAATGAGATTACAGATAAATGCGATGCGTCCGACCTACTGCATACAGTTGTAGGTATTATTAACAAAGATACTAAATATAATCCTATGAAAGTGTTAAACTCTCTTAGTTATGTTAAGTTCTTTGACACAGATATAGGCATAATCCCAGGAATTTTTGGGAGTTATCAGAATAAACTAATTAGGTCTAAGCTTGGTAAAAGTTTGGTAGAATTAAACAAACAATCTAAAGACTCTAAGAAGGTATACAAGGAGTATAAAGCTATAAATGATTATGTATCTATATTAGACTTTAACCATTGTATGACGATACATAAGAGCCAAGGTTCTGAGTACCTACATGTATATGTAGACTCTAAAGACTTGAGCATTTGTATAGATAAAAATGAGAGAATGAAATTGCTCTATGTAGCTATGAGCAGAAGTAAAGATAAAATTTTCTTAAATAATTAGATTTTAGATATTTAATTTAATTTAATCAATATTTAAGAATTAAATTGATATAATATGATTATCTTTTAAGAGATAGATAATATCTTTTAGACGACTTGGAGAAGGTCGTTAAACTATTAAATTCGTGCATAGCACACTTAAAGGACCTTAAATGGCATCTAAAAAAGAAATCTTCGCATCAGCGATGGAAATTTGTAAAGAACATAAAGTAAGTGAAAAATTCACAGCAGCATTAACAGCTCTCCTTGAACCAAAAAGTGGTGGAAGTTCAGTAGACCTTTCTACAGTTACTAAAGTTGATGGTAATGGTCAAGTTACTGAAATTCAATGTTCATTATCAAATGTTTGGTTACCAGCTACTTCAGCTTTCTTCTATGAGGATAAATCTGGTAAAGGTATCAAAGGTACAGATGGTTCAATGTTAAAAAGAGTTTCTAAACAAGGTGAAGCTATTAGAAAACAACATACAAAAGTACTTGCTGCAACTGAGAAAGCTATTATGACAGATGTTCTTAATGGTGACTTAAAACCTGAAGAAGGTAAAGCAAAACTAGAGAAAGCAAAAGCTGTTAAAGCAGACTACTCTAAAGTCACAAGAAATCTTCCTAAGCCAGAAGCTAAGTAATCTTATATGCATCTCTTCGGAGGTGCTTCTTAAGCTTATAAAAGCTAACACGACCTCGGTGCACAGAGGAATAAAAAAGTTCTCTTCGGAGATTAAGCAATAAGGAAAAAGTTATGGCAAAAGGTACAAAAGTTAAAACAAAAGTTGGAAATCTAAAGTATGTATTTATCACGGGTGAAGGTTCTAACCAAGCAATGAAAGGCGAAGAGCCTAGAATGCAATATGTGGCATCATTAGTATGTCCTAAAAATGGTGAAGTTCATAAGCACTTTGAAAAACAAGTTATGTCTGAATGGGAAAGTTATAAATCTCAATTTGGTGTTAAAGGTTTACCTAAAACTAATGGTATTAAAGATGAAATGATGAAAGACCCTGAAGGTACTGTTGACCCAGCTACTGAAGAGGTTCGACGCATACCAACTGGTAATGTTATCATAGGTTTTAAAACAAATACTAAATGGCCTGATGGTAATCCACAAGTAGTTAAAGTGTATGACAGAAAAGGTACGGACATTACCTCAGCTATCCGATCTGTTGCATGGTCTATTGGTGAAGGCTCAGAAGGTGTTATCCATGGTACAGCTATGGGAAATAACGTTGGTGGAACTCATAAAGTTACATTATATCTAACAGCTGTTCAACTGAGCAAACTTGTTAAGTATGAAGGTAATGAGGTAGAAACGGAAGAATTAGAAGGTGAAGACTTAGACTTAGGTGATGCTGTTACAGCTATCCCTACAGCTGAAGAAACACCAGACTTATAATACTTAGCCAACCTATAATTAAATAGGTTGGCTTTTTTATTATGCAAATTATTAAATTTAATTAAATTCAACTGAACAGAAAGGAATGGATATGGATATAAAGTTCACAATACCACAGAGCTTAGAAGAGCTCAAACACTTCACAACAGATTTACCTACATTTTCAGATATTGAAACTGAGGGGTTATATACAAACACTAGATTAATTCAATTATACCAACCTATAGATTTAAGTTCTACAGACTCTGGAGAGCAGATACAAGATGTTTATATCTTAGATACTGATATAATCCCATTACAAGACATCAAAGATTTTATAAAACCTTTATGGACAGTATGGTATAATGCTTCATATGACTTTGGTACACTTAATATGACTACTGATAAGTTTGATGATTTATTTTACCTAGTTAGGACAGCATACCCAGAGTTTCAAGAGTATAGTTTAGATAAAACTGTAGATAATATGGGATTAGGTAGGTTATATGAGGGATTAGATAAGAAATCTTTACAGAAACAAGGGTTTGTTAAAGGTGCTTATTTAAGCCAGGCACAGCTAAGGTATTCTGCTATTGATGTATATGCTTTAAGCCTTATATGGAAAAACCAAAACATTCAGAATGGTAGAGATATTATAGCTTATAAAGTTGATATATTATCTATGAAGTATGCTATTCAGTATCAACAGAATGGTTTAATTGTAGATACTGAAACTAGAGACAAGAAGATGATAGAATGCCAATTAAGAGTTGATGAGCTCAGACCGGAATTTCCTGAAGGATTTAATCCAAATAGTTATAAACAGGTTAGAGCTTATCTAGGGATTGATAAATCTGATTATGATACATTAGTTAAATATGCAGCTTCTGATAATCCCTTAGCTGATAAAGCTGGTAAACTAATTAGTTTAAAGAAAAGCTTAAAAGAGATAAGCTATTTAAACAGTATTCAGTTCCCTATAATGTATACTAAGTTTAATGTAGCTGGTGCAATTACTGGTCGTTTTACTTCTAGTGGTGGAGATTTACCTAATGGATTTAATGCTCAACAAATTCCTAGAGCATTCCAACCATTGTTCAAACATGATACAGAAGATACTGTTGTTGTAGGATTAGATTATTCTACTCTTGAGCTTAGAATTGCTGCAGCTATCTTTGGTGAAGTTAATATGTATAATGAGCTAATGAAAGGTGAAGATTTACATACTAATATGGCTATTTTATCTACAGGTAAAACACTGCATCCAGATGGTATTAAAGGTAGTGATTATGATACTATTAAAACTGGTTCAGCGGACCATGGAAAGTGGATAACAAAGACTGATAGAACTCTAGCTAAAGCTATTAACTTTGGTTATGTATTTGGTATGTCTGCTGGAACTTATCAGAACTATTCATATGTTAGTTATGGTATTAAATGTACATTGGAAGAAGCTGAAAGACTTAGAAATACTTACTTTAATAAATATCCATTTATTAAAAAGTATCATCAGTATGTATGGAATAACTACAAAAAACCTAGTTTTACATATCAAACAGCACTAGGGAGAAGAGTTAAGCCCAGATTAGGCACTGATGGAATTAATGGACCTGTTCAAGGGAGTGGTGGAGAGACAACTAAACTAGCTGTACATTACCTAATTAAAGAGCATCCAGAAGCTTTAAAATTTATATATAATGTTGTTCACGATGCTATTTATCTAAGAGTACCTAAGGAAGATGAAGCTATGTGGACTGAGAGATTAAGGTTTGCGATGGTTAAAGGATGGGAAGAGATTAGTAAAACTCCATTGTTTAAATATAAAGATATACCAATGCCTGTGGAGGTTTAAGATGATTGATGGAATAGATGGAAATTTTGAGGGAGAAATGGTAGAAGTTGAACTGGGTAACACTGGAGAACAACTACCTCCTAAGAATGATAAAATAGCATTAATAGATGCTGATACAGTTATTTTCGGTAGTGCATTAACTTGTCAAGAAGAAGGTGAACTATTAAGTAAAGAGCTTTATACTGAAAAAGAATGGGAAGATATTATAAATGACCCAGGATATGATGAAGAAGAGCATATTATTAGAACACTTAATATAGATATGGCTTTCCAACATTCTTTAGATAAGTTGGAGAACATTCTAAATAGAACTGGCTGTTTATCTTGGGAATTACATTTTACTGGCGGAAGAGAGTCTTTTAGGTACACTCAAGTTGATGATAAGTACAAAGCTAATAGACTTAAAGATAAGACTAAAAACCCTCCTGTAGGTTTAAGAGAGCTTAAAGATAAGTTTGTTGAAGAGTTTCCTGATAAAGCTTTTATGAATTTATTATATGAAGCAGATGATACAGTAGTTGCTAGAAAGAAAGCATTACCTGAAAAATATGTTTTATGTGCTGTAGATAAAGATGTATTGTATACATTACCTACAACTCCAGATAATATGCACTTTAACTATTACTCTAGACCTGGTGGAACCAATAGATTTGGTAATACAATGAAAGAGATTAAGATGCACTACATAGAAGTTTCAGAAGAACAAGCTATGAAGCATCACTACTTACAAGTTCTTACAGGAGACCCTGGAGATAATGTAATAGGTCTATTTAGAGTAGGTCCTAAAAGTGCTGATAAAGCTCTGAGTAACTGTTCAACACCTAAAGAATATTGGAATGAAGTACTTAGAATGTATGACAGTAAAGACAGAAGTGTTTTCGATTCTATTAAGAATATGAGGTTGGTAAATATGCATCAAGTTACATATTTCCCTGAAACTGATAATTATGAACTAAATTTATGGAAACCTGAAGGATTTGATGATGAAACAGAATAAAACAATAGAAGAAACACTAAAAGAGCGTGGTGCTGTTTATGGGGATTATAAAGGAGGCTCAGAGTTAAGAGCTTCTATACTGGAGATAATAGAGAACAGACACTTGGAAGTAACTGGTAGACCTATGAAACCTGTAGATAGTATTTATATATTTGATATAGTTAATAAATTAAGTAGATTATCTGTAACCCCTAATCACTTAGATACATGGCATGATATTGCAGGATATGCTAAATTGGTTGAAGATACTTTAATTGCTGAAAAGCAAGAGATATTAAGACAAAGAAAAAGAGATATGGAGAAAGATTGTGAGTAATGTTAAATTAAAATGGAACCAACAGCCTGAAACTAATTTTGTAAACCACTTATCAGCTATTAAAGTAACTATGCAAAGTTGTCCTTCTTGGAGTCAGTTATTATCTTATATACCGGAGTTTACTTTAGCTACTTGGGAAGACAGACCCGGTGCTGAATATACTATGGAGGAAAGAGAAGAATCTGTTATACAAGCTTTTGAAGGTAAATTATTACCTACAGCTCTTGAAACTATTAATCTAACTTTTAGAATTGATGGCTTAGATTTGATTGATGTAACTCATTTAATCAGACACAGAGTATTTAGTTTTTCAGCTCAGTGTACTGCCGATAGAGATATGAGAATGGATGATGTATTAGTTAAGCCTTCAATAATGGAAAGTTCTAAATTCTTAGAAAGATATTTAAAACTCCATAAAGAGGCTAAACAGTTATATGCAGATATGGTAGACTCTCAAGAAGTTAGTATTTTTGATGCTCGTACTGTATTACCAAGAAGCTTTTCAAACTTTTATTATGTTAAAGGTAATATTAAAGATATTATCCAGTTTATTAGAACTCGTAAAGATGAAGCAATTCAACCTGAGAGTGATAATGTGGTAGCTATTAGATTGTATCAACAACTAATTATACATTATCCTAAACTAAAGGATATTTTAAATATGGACTTTGGAGGCCCAGACAATTTTTTTATTAAAACAGCTAAAGAAGGACATAATTCTAAATGCTATTTACCGAAACCAAATAATGATGTATTTGAATATAATCCTGAGGAATATATTTACCAGAAGAGAAGACAAGACTTTCCTGGTGCACATATATATGAAAGCATACTAAAGGAGGTACAAGATGTTTGAACCAACAACTAAAGTATATATAGCTGGTGGATGGTTTAATGATGGACAAATGAGAGCTATTAAAGAAATTGAAGCCTTTTCAGATAAATGGTTCATTGAGGCTTTTAAACCTAGAGTTGATAATTTAGGTTCTGATGGATGTGATTGGGATGCTATATTCACTAGTAATATTGAACATATAGACTCAGCTGGTTTAGTTATAGCCTCTACAGTAGATAAAGATATGGGAACTATATGGGAATGTGGATATGCATTTGCTAAAGGTATACCTATAGTTTATTATACTCCAGGAATTGATAAAGTTAATTTGATGTTATTAAAGAGTGGTAAAGTTGCCAAAACGGTAGAAGAGTTATTTTCTATTATTATAGAGGGTAAAGAACTAGGAGAAGATTATGAAATTGAATAATAAATTACTAATGACTGATAGGATTTATAATCTTAGGTTTGTACAAAGATATAGTTTAACACCAAGAATTACATCAGAGACTGTAGCAGAGCATAGTTTCTTTGTAGCTGCTTTTGTTTTAGAGTTACACAAAACATATGAGTTTGATTTAGGTAAAGCTATGACAATGGCTATCATACATGATTTTGCTGAATGTGAAATTGGAGATATTACATTAACTGCTAAATTAAACCATCCATCTTTAGTTAAAGAAGTGGAAAAAGCTGAACGAAAAGTGATGAAGTCTTTTGGAGACCCTATTCACGAACTATATGAAGAGTACATAACTCGTGAAAGTGTTGAAAGCTTAGTGGTTAAGTATGCAGATATACTTCAAGTTAGACAGTATCTTAGAAATGAAGCTAAGATAGGTCAAGGTACTACAGTTGATAGTATGGCTTATAGCACTGAAGATTTAATCTTAAAATATCAAAATTATCTATCAAAATATATAAGATAATATCATCATACTTTAACGATATAAAGAGATATTTATCATCTTATATC